TAATCTCTGTACCTCTACCACCTTCTCTTCTTGGTAACCAAAAATCTTCTAACATTGACATATGATTTCTATCATCACGAATCTCTCCAGTACTTGCGTCATACACAAGTTTGTTTCTGTAACGATTCATAACATCACGAAGATATTGTTCTGCTTTTATTTTTGGTAAATTTCCTACATCAATATAGAATATTCTTCTTTCTGGTGCTCTTGATATTCTGTAAATAACAAGAGAGTCTTCAATCATTCTAAGTTGATTAACAGGTTTAATCGCTTTGTGTAAATGTGATAATACTTTACCAGAGTTTTGGTCAATCAGTCCAGAAGCGCAATATGCGATTGAATCTGAAGTGATTCTTACACCTTGTGAAGTTCCAGGCCCAAGTCCTCTTTCGTTATAGATATAATAATCGTTAACATTTTTAACAATATCTATACCAGTACTTTTATCTCTATCCCTGTTTACTTCTCTAACTTTTCTAATTTTGTTTGAGTCAATATATCGAAGTTCTGTTATTCCTAATTTAGGATTTGATTTGTCTATTATTTTTTGATAATAAATTCTTCCATCGATATACCATCTTCTGAATATATCGTGTCCTTTTGTATCAAAATCTAATAAACGAAGAACCTCATTAAATTCTTCTCTAATTTTTGTTTTTACTGTTTCTTTAAAAGGTAACCTTTCCAAGACTACTTGAATTGATTGGTCTCTCTCATCAGAAACAATCGCTTCGTTTACGATATCTTCAACCGCACTATCACATTCTGGTTGTTGTGCGATGTCTCTATATCTACGAATTAAATCCGCTTCTGATTTGGTTTTACCATCTAAGTCGAGTACCGAAGCATAATGACCACCACCTGCAATCTCGGTAGTTCCATCATCTGCAGTGGGAACAGTTAATGTATCGCTGTTCCCACTCTTATCGTTAACTCTTGTAATCTTGAACCCAAAGAGTTCTGCCATGTTATAATACCTGCCTTCTAATCTTTATTACTATTTAGTACGATTAAATTAGAAGTTTACTCCAGAAGCTTCGAAGTGTTGATATCTCCAAGTACAAGTAAATTCTTCTAACTGGTTTGGAGTATCATAACTCAAATCTATCTGTCCTAATGATTGCGGCCAGATACCTCTGAATAGATATGTTTTTAACACAGTATCATCTCTGTCAAGTTGTTCAACTGTTGCGTCAGTTTGATAATCTGCGACATTAATAACACCTGTATTTAATGCGAGGTCATTAATCCCGTTCATCCATCTTTCAAATGCGTTTCTTACCATGAAGTCTGTATCGTTAATGATAGTTGTCTCCCATGTTTCGAAAGTATCTCTATCACCTGCGATATATAAACTTCTTCCTCTAAACTGTACCTGTATTTCTGGTATAGTTTGTGTTGGTAAGTTTGCCGCTTTGATTAAGAAGGAAGTTCTTCTTACATCTAAACCTATTGCGATTCCAGAAGGAGGCGTTAGTGTTACACGAAACTGATTGTTTCTTGCTCCACCACCAATAAGTTGAGCTTTAAAATCATCTAATGTTGGCATTGTCTATCTCCCCCTATCCTGCAATCTCACTGAAGGCGACTCCAGTTCTTGTTGCAATGAAATTTAGTGTAATGAAGTTAATTGAACGAGATGGTTTGATGAAGATATCTGCAACAAACTCATTTCTATCAACGACTTCTCCTGTGTTATTTGAAGCGTCACAAACTACACTAAAGTCTGTTATACCTCTTCTACCCTGTACATCTCTTAGGAATGGTTCAACAAGGTTTCTGAATTGTGCTCTTGTGAATTCATCATTGAATTCAAAGAGTTGAAACTTTGCTGCGGTAGCGATTGCTTTTTCAAGAGTGATAAACAATCTTCTAACATTGATTCTATCAAATGCACTTGGTTTTGTTAATCCAGTTTTATCACCAAAGAGGACTACACCTTGACCAGGAAAATTAACAACTGGGTTAACTCTCGCTCTGTAAAGTTCATCTCTTTGTGATTGTGTTGGATTGTATGCAAGTTTAACGGCTCCTCTAACTTGTCCTCTGTTGTAACCTGCTGGTGAGAACCATGTGTCTGCAACAAAGTCAGTTCTAGCACATAAACCTGCGATATCTCCATTTAGTGGAACAAAACGATATACATCGTTAAATTTATCATATTGATATTTGTAACCACTATCAAAGACAACATAAGATGATGAAGGTAATGAATCAAAGAAATTCTTTACATTCGCTGTCTGCGACACCGAACTTGTAACACCTACTACATCTGCGTTTGCAGGTGAAATAAATGCAACACAATCCTTTCTTCCTTCCGCAATGTCTATTAACATTGTACCATATGTATCACCATCTGAGGCACTATCTGGTGTTTTACCACCAATGATTAAGTTTATATCAACAGTTTCAGAATCTTTAAATTCTTCGTATGCTGTTTGATGTTCTGCAACTGTAACAGAATAATCATCTGTACCACCACTAAGTGTATCAACTATAGGAGCTGTGATACTATCCATTGATGAAGTTGTATCTGAACCCCAGTTAGTTCCACTACTTGTGTGGTCTCCCCAAAGAATTTGTTTTGATTGTTGAAAGATTACATCCACATAGTAATTGGATGCTCCTGTTGAATTTTTTGCTACTGGGTTTTTTGATAGTCCTTTATAGACTTCAAGAACAGCACTTGTTCTGTTTCCAGCAGTATCTATATCGTTTCCACTAAGGTCTCCTGTTGTATCATATACAACAATATGAACTTCATCATTAGTAGCACGACCATTTTGTTTTGACCAATCTGTTTGTCCAGGCGCTCCATCTACTAAATCGTAGAATCTCCATCTTCTGCGAATAAAACTATTGTCTGGTATAATTGCTTGTACACCTTTCGCTTCTGGGTCATCTTTTAATCTAACTGTTAAGTCATGAGTGTTAATTGCAGTAATTTCATACTCGTTACCTTCATCACCACTATTAAAAGTGAAAGCAGTAGAATCAGATGAAGCATCTACGCTTGAGAATGAAATAAGGTCACCCACTTGGAATGCTGTACCACTATCAACTTTAATGACAGTTGCACCCTTTGCGTCTTCACCAACTGTTTGGTTAGATGAACCTAAGTTTTGTTCATATGCAGTAGCACTCGCACATATAGAAACTCCTAATGAGTTACCCCATGTACCAGCGGTTCTTGCTGACCATTCTTGGTGTGAACCTTGTCCACTTGCGTAATTGTTTGTCCAGTCATCATCATTTTTGATAAGAACTCCACTACCACTAACAGTTGCGTTTAACAGACCACTTTGAGGTCTAACTACTCTTAATGCGTTTCCATATCCTAAGAAGTTAGCAGCACAAAACCATTGTTCAAAGTTATTTGAATTTGGTTTACCAAAAATATCTATAAGTTCATCTTCTGAACCAATAGAAGTAATTTCTGATACTGGGCCTTTCTCTGCTGGTAATGAAATCCCAGCAATAGATGTTGCGACAGCGGGAACAATATTAGTAAGGTCGATTTCGTTTACCTGTACACCAGGCGAAACTAAAAATCCCATAAGTTTTCTCCTTTATGTATTTTTTTTCATAAAATCCATTCGGTTTATTATAATATTTATAAAAAGACTATTTCTAAAAACCCTCTTTTATATGTGTTTTCACATATAAATAATGATATGACTAATAAACATTATGATAAATACAAGGAAACTATTAAGAAAGTCGCAAGAAGAAACTATTATAAGAGAGTACAATGGTTAAATAAGATACTTGAAAATGAATCTTGTTTACATTGTGGAGAGTCTGAAACAGTTTGTCTAAAGTTTCATCCACATGATAAAGAAATAAGAAAACTATCCAAAAGAAAAGGACTAAATGAATCAAGTCAACAACAAGTAAACAAATTGATTAGTGAATCAAAAATAGTATGTGCGAATTGTTTATTAAAGATTGATAATGATTTAATTGAGTTTATCTAATTACCAGTCAGAATCTTTAGTTCTAACTACTGAACTCCATTTTGTTCCATATTCATCTACAAGTGTTTCACCAAATGGGTCATCAAGACCATCATCAATAAAACCAAATGGAGCCATATCTTGTTCTAACTGGTCTTGTTGTTCTCGTATCATTTGTTTTTTCAT